TCGCGACCAAGTCCGGAGGCCGAGTCTCGGATGGCTATGACAATTTCGCCCTCGTGGAATGGGCAGGGTATGTCTCCGTGGCGAAACCGGAACACATGCCCCACACATCTCTCATGCGCACGGCGCCGGCCATAATGCATTGGCTAACGGGTCGCATACCGTTGCTGGCCGGGATCACACTGCATTTCTTGTGGAATATGCGCTGCGTGTACACAGCGCATAGGTGTGCGCAGGCTGCGTTGCTCAAGAGGGGATTCCAATTGCTCCCGCCACTCGACCAACAGGGGATAGCGGCGTTGCACGCGAAGAGCATGGTGGCGGGGGCGGGCATGTGTTGGGACATTGACTGGGGTCAGATGGGGACCAATAGCCTGCTGTTGGCGGCAACAGCATTGTGTAGCATTTACCTGTATGACGCGATCTGTCGGCTCAGTGGCCACATGGGAACTACGCCAGGGACGCAGTCGGGGGGGAGTCTTTACACACTGGGGAGGCACGCGCTCGGTTTTGCCCACACCCCAATGTGCGTGAGAAACCTGCCGCTCGGGAAAGTCAGACCGGATGCCGGCTTCAAGTTGCACGAGGGGGAGCAAGCGCAACCATGCAAACCAGGTCAGGGCTTCCATTTGGCAGGTCCCTACTTACGCGTTGCGCAAGCTCGGTGCTTCGCTAGTTGCGTGCACAACCAGGCCGCGGCGGCAACCCGGCGCATGGTTGGTATCCCGAAGTGCTTCCGATCCAGGGAAGACTACGCTGACAGGGCGCCGGGGATCGACGAAGAGATAAGAAGCTCTCTGCCGGAGTGCATCCCACAGGTCTTGGCTCACTACAGGTTCAACCTACCACGCCTGCTCAGTGCGGAACAATGGGTGGCACGTTTCCCAGCAGCGAAGGCGGAGAATCTTTTCTCCACCTGGATCACGCGAGGGAGTCGTCAAAGGCGGGCCTACGAATTCTTCATCAAGAAGGAGAAGAGCATCTTGACGGAGGAGGAGGCGAGCATGCTGGAGGGGGAGGATGGCGTGGTGGACCTGACACCGCTCAAGCTTGACCCGCGCGGGATTTCAGTACCCTATGAGGAGATAAGGGTCGAGACGGGGCCGTGGTGCTATCAACTCAATTGTGCCATGGGGAAAGGCCTACGACAAAGCATCAAGTACGTGCCAGGGGAGACGCCCAGGGGCTTGTCCAATTGGTTCGCGTGGGCACGCTCTGCGCTTGAGGCGGGGGCGATTCCTTACGCGCTTGCAGTGCAGGGGGACGACTCGTTGCTAATGGTCCGGGAGGAGGGGAAAATCGTCTACGTGTCATCGGATT